TAAAGCCAGCCAGCCCCGCTTGCATACGCGCATACTCTGTGCGCACCTCGTCGGCAGTCCACGCCGTAGTTCCTACAAACACATTTGATATTTTGCCGTCAAAATAGTGCGTTGCAAGTGCCCCACTGTTTATCTCTGCCCCGATCACAAAATCCACTGTCGGGCTGCCTAATGCGCTTGTTAATGCTGATCCCACCGTTTGCACTCCATCAACATACAGTATCACATTAGCGCCATCATACACCCCACAGATATGATGCCATTCCCCTGCCGTTATTGCAGATGGCGCACTTGCTGTGTAGTTGGTTGTGCTAACAGAAACATAGAAATATGGCGCACCCGAACCCATGCCTAAGTATGCTGTGCGATTGGTACTGTTTGATGCATCCCACCTCGACATCATAGTGTCCTCACCAACAATTGTGTCAGGGTTGCAATAGCAAGAAAAGGTCAGCTGGGTAACACCATTAAGGGCTGTAGGATTCGAGAGGGAAAGGGTGTGAGTGCTACCATCGAAATCTGGACACGCTGTACCAAATGGCGATGTGCCTGTGAATGGGGTTGAGTTATTATTCGTCAACGTGTTGCCGTTGCCGCTTCGATCTGTCACCGAGTCGAGCGGATACGCTACAATGCGCGTGCCCTTCATGTAGGGCGTGACGTAGGACGAGGTTAAAAGGATTAGCCCCGTATCTGCTGCCGTAGCTGAATTGATATGCCAGATGCACAAGCCAGCGGCAAGACCCTCCATTGCTATCGGCCCACCGAGCAAGCCGCCGTCTAATATGCCGAGTGCGGTCAACGCCCCACTGACAGGGCGAAAGGTTCCGTCCGTATTCCCATTGCTCAGTGTTGCGATATTATTAGAAAAGGCGTCGGCACTGACCGTATCGACGTTTAATACGCCCGTATTTTCAAAGCCACCGCTTTGCGTGTGAGCGAGAATACCGCCGCCACTTGTGGCACTAAGATTGCCGCCGCTATTATCTCCACTGTCATAAATATTCCCATCAGCAGTCAGTAGGCAGGTGTTTGTTGCAGTCGAGATACCCACATAATGCAACGGTCTGCCGAAGTGATCGACGCCGCCCGATGGGTCGCGGCAGATTGCCACGGAGTTGACTGTTTGATTGGCGATTGAATAACTTGCGCCCGTATTCATCGACAAAATGCCACTGCCCGTATTCCTGTTTTCTATATCGTCTATGCTTTGATAGATGCCGCCTGTTGTATATATCAAAGACCTATCTTCTAATAGGTCGATAAGTGTCATTTGTGTGGCACCGACAATGATTTTAAAATCCATAGCGGCGATACTCGACAAGTTACTTGAAGTCGAATACAGCACATTGTTCGCGCCAACCGTAAATGTCATATAAACGGCCAGTGTTGCACTGTCTAAGTCAATCCAGCTTATCGCGTTCTGCGAGGCGTCAACGACAAACGCGCCATGCGTCGGTGGCGCGCCTAATTCGGCATACCATGACGTTTTGCGGATCGCTTGTTGCCACTTGAATGTCGGTGAAACATGCGCGGGTTCGTCGAGGGAAAACGGCACGATCTTGTGCGCGTCGATTGCTGAACTGGTGTAGTCGGGCCGCGACACCCGCAAGTCGGCAATGGGCTTGTGCGACCCGTCGCCTGTGCTAATGTGGAAATCGTGTTCGACGTCTGCCTTTTCCCTGTTAAACTCTGTATTATCGGCCAGGCTGTCGTAATCGCTGGCTTTAGTGGCCGCGCCAATCACCACATCTAATGCGTCTGTAAATGCCATATTATTGCCCCTTCAACGCCGCAGACAGTGCGGCAATTTCCATTTGATACTGCACCCGCTTTTCCTGGGCATAGCGCTTGCGGGCATTGGCTTCGGCCAGCCGCCCGCGCAGGTCTTTCGCCACCCAGGGCTTTGCGCCATCGTCATGCACCAGGGCAGCGCTTACTTCTTCAATCGTCGCCTGCGCCCGCAATTCTTGGGCTTCGGTGCGCTGCTCATTAAAGGCGGCATCCAAAAGCCCGCTGCGCACTGCCAGCAGGCGGGCCAGCCTGTCGTATTGCGCCTGCGTTATCTCTGCGCCGAAGTCGGGCAGCGCAATCTGGTGCGCTATCTCAAAACCATCGACTGCTTGCACTGGCGGCATCTGGGCTGCCACTTGTGTCAGCAAATCCGCTGGCGTCTGTCCAGAATCCGTTTTCACTTCGTTGGGTTGCATTTGATAATAACCAGGTAGGGGCGCTGTCGGCTGTCCAGACACCCGCAGATAGTTGGGTAATATTCCAGCATCTAATAATGGCTTCCATGCGGTCAAAGTCGGCTGTGATTTCGCGTATCTGAAAAGGGGCAGCCGACAGCCCGCCGCTTTCTGCAAATTTTCCATAGTCGAGCCTAAACTGATCGGTGGGCACCAGTGCCAGGGCTTTCGGGCCAATGCTCACCTGCAAGTTTTCGACTTCGCTGCTATAGGCCCACAGTTCGCGCTCTGCCCTGTCCTGTGCGCCGTTGGCTTTGTATAGCCAATCCATTTGCAGGCGGCGCCGCTTCGTCGCACCCACGCTGGCCTGGCTTGCGCTGTTGTCTTTGTCGTATCGCTTGCCATACTTCGCGCCTGCGGGGTCATATTGATACTGCGCGACCACCTGGTTTATAAATACCCTTTCTTCGTCGAGTATCACCGCGAAGTTTTTGCGCCCATCGCCCCGCGCTTTTATGTCAAAATCTCTATAGGTGGTCAGCCCGCTGGTATTGACCACCCGATACAGCGGGTAATATTTGCCATCTTGTATGGTTAGGTCAGCAAAGCCTTCGACCAGTAGCGATGTTATTATTGTGTCGCTGCTTAATTCGCTGGATATGACCCTGCGCCCTTCGTCGCTGGCGCTAAGTTCGCCAGCCCAGGCCGCCATCGCGGTGCTGTCTATGTCGGCGGCGTCAACGTCCAGGTGCGTCTGCAATAGATCGTCTAAAATGTCCACCAGGCTGACCAGCAGGGTGCCGCTGGTGGTGCCGTCATTAGTGGCGCCCTTGCAATGCACCGTCACAACGTCTAAAAGTTCGTCATAAGTCGAAGTGCTGGATATGGTGAACTCGCCGTTGGCAGCGTCCAGGGTGCAGTTCGCTGTTATGTCGGCGCCGTTCAGATATACGTTCCCTATCTCTTTTAGCGCATGGCTGGCGATCTTAAACTTGCCGCCTGTGCCTGCGGTGGTATCGATGCAATAGGCGGGCACCTGCTGCGCCCCTTCAGCGCCGCTTGACCAATCGCCATAGACCAGCGGTATAGGCAGGTTGGCGCTTTTGGCTTCGACGTTGGCATAGGTGCTGGCAAAAAATTTGCCTGTGGGCAGCACCTTGCTATCACCCTGCCGCGCATCCACCAGGTTTATATTTACAAATTGATCGTCGAAGGAAATGCCGCCGAACTGTATTTTGCCCCTATATACTTCGTCGTAGTCGGTAGCGGTCTTGCCCTGCCCGACTTTGATAATTACCAGCCTGTTGACCCAGGTGTCTGCATCCAGCAGGGCGCTGATGGCGTTGTTGGCATTGTCCAAACTAAACGAAAGCCCTGGCGTCACTATGCGCGGGTCTAAAAGCCCACCCGCCGACAGGTGCAGTGGCGTTATTGATTCAAGCCTGCCCTGGTAGAGAGTCGAGCCAATGACCACCGCGTCTTTGCTAAAATAAACGCTGCCACTGTCAAGCTGCACTTCGACCAGGTGCCGCCAATCTTGTATAGCGCTGTCAGGGTTAAAGGCCATTATTCGGTTTTTTCCTCAAATACCAGGGTGCTGGTATCGAAGTTGCCAATGAGTCGATGCGCCAAGCCCAGCGGCGTTGCCAGATAGCAGTAGGCGCTGTCTTTGGTCGGTCTATCGTCGGGGTTTATGCTGACCACCAGGGGCTTGCTGTTGCCGACCTTTTCAAAAATGGCCTGCATCTTGTCCACCTGCGTCTGCCCCACATAGGCAAAATTGATATTGGCGGTGCGGTACTTGTTGCGCTGCTTGTAGTAGGTCTGCCGCCCTGCTATGCGCTCCCCTTCGCTGGGGTCGTTTAGCTGCCAGCCCCAAGCCTGCGCAATATTGCGGGTCATTTCGTAGTATTCGCCCGCCATCAGTCGCCCGATCTGTATATACCCATCGGGGTTGCTGGCATCGGCAACCAACAGCCGCCAGTATTGAAAAGTCTGGTCTAAGAAGAAGACAATGCGCGGCAGTACATTGCCGTCTGCATCGGTGGCAATCGTCAGCGCCTGGCTATAGGTCGGCGCCCCCCAGGAGTCGGAAGCGTTGCCCTGCAAGGTCACGGTGGCGCCGCTGGTGAAGTTATGCGCGAAGATAGCAAAGCAGGTGAGCTTTGCAGCGCCGCCCAGGTTGAAAACAACATTTTCAGAAGTGGCGCCTGTGGTGCGCCAGGGCACTGCAACGAAGTCATGCACCAAATTAGCAGCGCCCAGGTCGCTGTTTTCTTCGCTGCTGCCTGCGATGGTCGCAGCGTCCCAGGTGTCAGCGTTGTACAGTATGCGCAGATTAGATGCCATTGTTTAAACCGTCGGTGCGGCAATTAGCCCGCTGTTAAATATCATTTCCCTGCCCCGCTGCGATTCGCTGCGCAGCATACTGATAATCACTTGTTTTCCGTCACGCTCTAACCACTGCGCAAAGCTGCGCGGATCCAAAGCATTGACGTTAAAGGTGAAGTGGTTGTTGCCGCCACCGCTGCCCTGGTATCCCTGCCCATCTAAGCGCCGCACCGTCATTTCTTCGGCGCCCTGTTCGCCAAACATAACAGTGGTGGGTTTGCTGGCGACAAAGCGCCCGCCTGCGCCTGCAACAATGTCGATGCCCTGCGCACTAAAGGGCATAAGGTCGGGTGTGCCGCCATTCGCTATATCCAGCAGCCCGCTGCGCATCGATAAGAATGGGCCGCCAATTAGGTCAACGGCAGCCGCCACCGCAGCCGCGCCTAATTCGCGCACCCTGCCCCTGCTTATCTTCTGGTCTAAGAAGGCGCTGCGCAGATAACCCGCTGCGCCCCTATCGGCAATGCTGCTGCCCGCATCGCCTGCACGTATAACAGTTTCGGCCCTATCTGTTATTTCTGGCCCTGCATCCGTCACGATTGTGCGGTCAATGGCCTGGTGAGTCGCAGCAAAAAGCGCCATCGCCGTTGCCGCCTTCGCCCTATTCGCATCGGCGCCCAGCAGTTTATTTAGCCTAGATGTTTCGGCGCCCTTCGTCGCCGCTTCACCGCGCCCCGTTAGTACCTGTATTAATGCGCTTGTATCTTCTGCGCTAATGCCTAAACTTGAGCTAAAAGAATCCAGCGTTTTCTGTGTGCTGCTGTGCGTTTCCAGGGTGTCAAGCAAATCGCCCGAAGAAGAAAACTTGCTAATGTCACCCTGCGCGATGGCGCCCTGCAAATTTTCCAGCGCTGCCAGCCGCTTATCTGCCCGACCTTTACCACCGAATAGACTGCCCACCGACCCAACCACCTTGCCCAGCCCTGCGCCGACTACCGCACCCAACGGGCCGCCAATCATAGAACCGATCTTGCTGCCCATGCTGGTCAATGCCTGCTTTATGCTGCCCCCATTCAATACATCAGTTAAGCCGCCAACCAGTACGCCACCAATGCCATCGGCTGCCTTTAGTTTCTCATTAAAGCCGCTTAAAGTGCCAAGCCCGAAGCGCTGCCCACTGGCGGCGATGGCTTGGTCTTGGTTTTCTATTTCTTTAATGGCATTTTCTACCAGCCCCTTGCCCACCTTTGTGCCCGTTTCAGCACTGTCTGATATTATTTTTTTTGTGCCTTCTTTGTACTTGCTGACAATGCCCTTGACCCTGCCGTCAACCCTGCCTTCTGTTGTCGCCCAAGTAATACCGATATTTGTAGAAAGTCGGGTAGCATCCCTGCCGATGTCGCTGCCCATCTTATCAGAAGCGGCAGACATTTCATTTAGGCGGGCTTTCATCTGGTCTTTAGTTTCACGCCAGCGTTCTTCGATAGTGCGCGGGGCGTCGGCAGTTATGGGCGTAAAGTCTATATTATTAATCGTCAGGCCGAATGTTTCGCCCACAGCGTTAATGCCGTCGATCATGGCATTAAGGGGCGTCTGTATCGTCGTGATTAATCTGTTGAACGCGGCAATGCCTATTTCCTTTATTTCGTCCCATATTAGCGAAAAGGCGAACTTTAGCGGCGCCCACAGAAAGCCGCCCGCCGCAGAAATAAGACTACTTAAATTGGTGGTGAAGTTCGTGAATAGCTCTATGCCCGCGCTAAACATTCCACCCATTGCGCCTAGAAACTTCTCCCGAAAGCTGCTGTCTGAAAAAACGCCATCGATAATATTCCAGATGGTTTGCAGGGCGCCGCCGACAAATACAACGGCATCTTCAAACATCTGCCGCAGCCCGCCCATTTCGGTTATCCAGGCGCCAGTGGCTTGCACCGCTGGCGTGATATAATCGGCAACGGCAGACGATAGCAGCGGCAGCAGGCTTTCGCCCAGGGCAATCTGCACCCCCTCAAAGGCGCTGCCTAATTCGGTTAGGGCGCCATTAAAGTTGTCTTTCATCGTCGCCGCCATATTCGCGGCTGCACCGTCGCTGGCTTCGATCTTGCCTTTTAGTTCATCGAAGCGGGCGCTACCTGAACCGACCAGCGCATTAATTGCCCTGCCGCCTTCTTCGCCAAAAATTACCAGCGCATCTTTGGCGCTAATATTGGCTTCTTCTAAGTCGCCAACGATCTGATTTAATGGCTTTATATTTCCGCTGGCGTCGAAAAATTCCAGCCCCAAGCGCTTGGCTGCTTCTTCGGCGTCTTTGCTGGGCTTCAGCATCGTGCGCAGCGCCGCGTTCAGTGCGGTGCCGCCACTGCTGGCTTGTATGCCGTTGTCTGCCAGCACTCCCAATGCGGTGGCTGTGTCTTCTAAGCTGACGCCCGCAGCGGCTGCACCAGGGGCAACCATCGCAAAGGCGTTGCCTAATTGCTGGACATTGGTATTAGACGATGCCGACGCCTGGGCCAGCACATCTGTGACCCGCGCCGTTTCGCTGGCTTCTAAGCGCATACCAGACAGCACATTGCTGGCAATGTCTGCCGCTTCTGCCAATTCCAGCCCGCCAGCGGCTGCCAGATTCAGAGTCGAAGGTAGCGCCTGAAAAATTTCATCAGTAGAAAAGCCAGCTTGCCCCAAGAAGGTGATACCTTCGGCGGCTTGGCTGGCTGAAAAGGCAGTGCTGCTGCCCATGTCTTTGGCTAAGTCTTTTAGCTTGGTGAAGTCTTCGCCTGTCGCCTGCGTCACCGCTTTGGCTTTAGACATTGCGCTTTCAAACTCTGCCGCCACCGTCACAGGGCTGGTAAGCGCCTGCACGACCTTCTTGCCCGCTTCCAGCATGACGGTGCCCATTGCCATGCCCATTGCGGTGCCTTTGGCAATGCCGCCGCTGTCGCTGAACGTCTGCCTGGCGTCACTGTCGAGTTTGCGCAGGGGTGCGCTGGCGTTGTTTTCGGCGCCTATTATCAGCTTTAGGCTTTGAGTCAACCCTGCCATTTATTCGCCTTTGTCTTCGTTGGGTGCCAGGTCTTGCGCCAGCCTGAATGTTTCCAGGTCGATGGCTGTAAAAGCGTCTGCAAAGCTGTGCGGCATTTCTATATACTCGCTGTAGGTCAATGAACGCTGCCAGCGTTGCCCAGGCTGGTCGGGGCTTCGATGGTGCGAAGCCCTGAACGCTTCCCAGGCCATGCGGCTGAAGTCGCTTATGCCCAGGGCTGGGCAGCCCACTGTCACATAATCGCCGCCCAGGTTGACCACCCGCTGCGCACCAGCAGGGTGCAGGCAGGTGGCTGGTTTTACTCCGTTGGCGCAGGCTGGGCAGTGGTGCTGGGGTTGCTCAAACCAGCGCACTGCCCCAGCCAGTTTTTTAGGTCTTCGCCCTTTAGTCGATAAGTCTTGACCACAGCCTGCTGCAATTCGCCAACCAGCGTCTGCGGCATATCGTCTTCGCCCAGGTCTTCGATGCCTTCGGCGGCTTCGCCTGCCAGCAGTAGATATATCTCTGCGGGGTCGGTCTTTTCTTCGCCATCGAAGATGAAATTGCGAAAGCCCGAAATGTGCCCGACAAACTGCCGCATCCCTTTTAGGATAGAAAGCGGCAGTTGCTTTATCAGTTCGCCGTATTCGGGGTTTTGAATGAAGCGCTTTAGCTCTTTGTCTCGCCAGCGCAGCACTTCTTCGGTGGCTTCTTCCCAGCCCATCTGCGCCAAAAAATCCACGCGGCGCAGGGGCTTGATTGTAACGCTTAGTCTTTCGTCTTGGGGCAGGTCGCGGTTGCCCTGGTATTCGGGCACATAGACCACTTCACCGATTTTGCCTTTGGATAGTTCCATGCTAAAAAACCTTTGGGTAGTGGGTGGGTAGTGTGGCAGGGGTGCCAACGCAGAGCAACCCACTTGCCCGCTGCGTCAAAGTGCTACCCGTCACCTGCACCCCTGCCATTATTCTTTTGGGTAGTTTGCTGACGTTTAGGTCAGCGTTATGCTGGCTTCGTTTTCGCCTGTGCTGGTTGCCAGGAAGACCACGTTGCCGCTAAAGCGCTGCATCCCTGTATCGGGGCTGTCGCGCTGCCCTGGGTCGATCTGCACCTGGTTGCCGTCGATGGTGGCAATACTGCCAGCCGTTGTGCCTATAGCCACCTTCAGGTCTTTGCTGACCTTGCGGCGCCATTCGCCCATTAGATACGTTTCGTCTTTTTTGACGAAGAAGTCGAGTTGTCCCGATACTTCGCGCAAGCCCGACAAAACCACATCGCTGGCACTGCTGTCGCCATACTCTGTATTGAACAAATCCAAGCCCGTATTGATCGAAAAGCTGCCGCCGATGTGCTTGACAGTGGTGCTGCCGTTGTCCAAGCTCAAGCTGCCATCGGTGCCAAACAACGGGCTGCCCGCATAGGTCGGCGTCGGCAAGAAGGGCGCCACCGCATCGTTGTCGCTCCACGTATGCGCGGTGTCTATCGTCAGCGTTTCGGTGCCGTGATCGATTGCCGTGACCTGGAAGCCCGCGCCGCTGTTATCGTCGCCGCCGATCTGGATAAGCGACCCGACAGCAAAAAAGTCGGCATCATCTACCACCAGCGCAGTGGCTGAACTACCCGCGCCATCGGCCTGGCTGTTGCCTGTCTCGAAATAGTCTTTAGCAATGCCGCTGGCTTCCCAGCGTATAAAACCATCACCCGACCAGTTCAGGCGCAGCG